AAAGATTTAGGTATTGAAAAGAAAGATATTATTACTATCTTTATTGCTGAAGGAATCTTACCAAAAAACTTTTTGGATTTAAAAGATGCTCCATTAGCACTACCAAGACTTAAAAATGATAAAGGTTAAACTAAAAGAATGTGATGGTTGTGGCAAACTATCACAAATATGGAAGAACCATGAGGGATTCAGATACTGTAAACTTTGCTGGAGTTGCCACAATAGTAAAGAGATTTCACAGAAACCAACCAAACGTTCTGTAGTCCCTCAGGTTTCTTCTAAAAGAAAGAAGAAGGATGCTGAGTATCTTAAGTTAAGAGAAAGGTTTCTTACTGAGAATCCAATATGTCAGATCTCTGTTGCCGGTTGTATGAATGGTGCTACTGATGTACACCATACATATGCCGGTTCCAACAGAGATGCTTTCTATTTAGTTCAATCTACCTGGAAAGCTACTTGTAGAGTTTGTCACAATTGGGTTCATGAACATCCTGAAGAGGCTAGAATACTTGGTTATTTAAAATAGTTATAATGAGACGTTATTATGAACAAGGGTATAGTAAGTTTTCTTTTAAAAGAATTGTAAAGAAAACAGATAAAGCAACTCTATTTGAGATTATACCTAGAATACAAATTTGGTTACCAAATAGTTGGTTAGTTAAATTAAATGAAAAATCATTTATAGTTAAAGATCATATTGCAACTGATGTTAAACTTAAAATGAGAGCAGAACAAAAAGCACTTGAAAAATGACAAGAGAAGAGATTCAAGAAGAAGCATTAAAGGCAACTGAAGGAAGAAGAAGGTGTTCAGTAGTATTAGGAACAGGAGTTGGTAAGACTCTTGTTGGGCTATTACATATTGAAAATAATACTAATGAGCTACACAACGTATTAGTAGTAGCTCCTAAGAAATCTATTTTTCAGTCCTGGTCTGATGATGCTGTAAAATTTGGTAAAGAAGATTTGCTAAAAAGAATTACTTTTTCTACCTATATTGGTCTACCTAAACGTGATCCAAATGAGTATGACTATATCTATCTTGATGAGTGCCATTCACTTCTTGACTCTCATAGAGTTTTTCTTGATCTGTACAAAGGTGGGATCCTGGGTTTAACAGGTACACCACCTAAACATAAAAGCTCTGAGAAGGGAATAATGGTAGCACAGTTCTGTCCTGTAGTCTATACCTTTAAAGCTGATGATGCAATTGATAATGGAATCATTAATGATTACCAAATTATTGTACATGAGCTTAAGTTAGATGAAGCAAAGAACTATCAAGTAGATATGAAGACTAAATCTTTTGTTACTTCAGAAAAATTGAATTATCAGTACTGGGGTGGTAGAATAGATATGGGTCAAGGTCCCATTCAGATGCTAAGAGTAATGAGAATGAAGGCCATGATGGAGTATCCAAGTAAAGAAAAATACACTAAAAAATTAATGGAAAGCATTAATACTAAGTGTATTGTGTTTGCTAATACTCAAGAACAGGCTGACAGACTTTGCAGATTTAGTTATCATAGTGGTAATAGTAATTCTGAAGATAATCTTATTGCATTTAAAGAAGGTAGAATTAATAAGCTATCATGTGTACTACAGTTAAATGAAGGTGTTAATATTCCTCAATTAAGACAAGGTATTATTATGCATGCTTATGGTAATGAAAGAAAAGCAAGTCAGAGAATTGGAAGACTTTTGAGACTTAATCCTGATGAAAAAGCTATTGTACATATACTATGTTATAAGGGTACTGTAGATGAAAGATGGGTTAAAGAAGCACTAGAGTCTTTTGATGAGAGTAAGATTATTTGGAAAGATTACGGAGTAAAATTGTAAATTAGCAGTTATGGAACTACCTGAAGATCATAAGTTAATACTATTTAATGATGATGAACATAGTATAGATTATGTTATAGCTTGTCTCATTAAATTCTGTGGTCATGAACCAATACAAGCAGAACAGTGTGCACTTGTAGCTGATCTAGCTGGTCAGTGTACAATAAAATATGGTTGTTGGGCACAAATTGAAACTATGAGAGAATTCCTTGAGAAAGTAGATTTAAAAGTTAAAATGGAACCTTATGAGGGTGATATGCATTGATAGTACTAATAAACCTGCTAAAGTCCCTGTAGAACAGTGGATAAAAGAAGGTGAAGTATATACTATTATTAAAATAGTACAAATGGGATTACAGAATGGTAAACATGGAGTACTTCTTAAAGAAGTACAAATGTCTGCTGATTGTTTTCCCTATGAGTACTATGATGCAGATAGGTTCATTCCATTAGACCTAAGAGTTTATGAACTACAAGAAGAAGAACCAGAAGTATTAGAAGCTGATCTAGATTTAATTTAAAAATTATGGAAGATTATAAATTAGAAGATATTCTTGAAGAATGTCGGATCTTAGCTGCTCAAAATAGAACATCTAAGAAGAAACGTGAGAGAGGGTATCTTGATAAGAGAAACTATTTAATTGGACTATTACATTATAAGTATGGTAAGAGATCACAGTACATAGCAGATCTATTTAATATAGATGATTCTACTGTACGTGCAAGTAAAGCACATGCTTATAACTTATTAAGTTATAATGATATTACTTTTACAGCAAATGCTTGTGAGTTTATTCAAAGGTTTCCCTATGACTTTCCTTCTTCAGCAAACAAATTAAGAAGAGGAACTACAGTAGTTTTATCCCTTGACATCAAGACATATAAAAAAATAAAAGCATATGGTGATGTTATGGGAGATGATAAGATATCTACAACAATTAAAACTTTACTTAAAAAATCTATGAAGTTATGGGAAGAATGAAAGAGTATTATATGGAAATCATGGAAGCCAATGATGGCAAGATTCCAGAAGAACTTACTATTGCAGATGTAGCAAGAATGAAAGAGTTAAGAAACTATAACTGGCAAGAGTATGAGAGAGAACAAGAGAAAATTAGAGTTTTCAAGATTAAACAAGAGAACCCAAGAGAGATTACAAAGGCTGCTCAAACTAAAGAATATTGGGACAACCAATTTAAAAGAGCAGAAACTAAAATCATTCTTAAGGGTGAATAATGAAGAAGGTGACTAATGAAACATTTTATTAAATACACAGTGGTATGGATAAGCCAAAACTTGTCCATACCTTTTTGGATGGTAGGTCATGTACATCTAATGACAACAGTTTATGAAGATATACATGAGATTATAATGTCCTTTGGTATGAATATAATTGTGGCAATTGGTTTTATTATTGATTACAAAGACTCAAAGAATGATAACAATAATTAGGGGAGCTTATATACTTTTATTAAGTTATAATCCTTGTGATGTATTTACTTATTATAATGTAGATGAAATGCATGGACTATCTCTTGTAGAATGTAATGCATACCATAATACTCCAGATAGTGCTTATATAGCAGGGTGGTGTAATTATGCACCACAAGAAGATGGTATTTATGAAAAAGGTGACCCTAAATTTGTGTACATTAATCTTACAAGATGTACAACAGATATAGAAACCTTTGGTCTTATAATGCATGAGTTAATGCATCAATCTTTTGACATGCATGATGATGAAGAAGATATAATTACATGGGCAGAAGAGGAATCCTATAAAGTTTTTGAAATAGTAAAACACGAACTAAAAAGGAAAAGGGGTAAAAATTACCACATATAGTTAATAGAAATGATAAATCAGAATAAAATGAAAGACAGAAAAGACAAAGAATACCTAGCAGCTATAGGCACAATGATATTAATTACTGTAGTATCATTGGGTCTGATTATACACTTTATATTTGATCTATGATGGAAAATTATCCTAAATGGGTAAACAATCTTGTTTACTTTTCAGCCGGAATTGGCTTTGGTTATATATTGTTTAATTATATATTTTAAGTTATGAGTGTAAATAAAAAGAACTACAAAATTGTAGAAGAGCAATATGGTTATGAGACCAGGTATGTTGTGAAGAAGAGAGTATTATGTTTCTTCTGGAAAACTGCAAAGAATAAATCAGGAAGTGATTCTGTGCACATTACAAAAAGATCTGCACAAGCATATATTAACTTTCTAAAATAACCTTTTCTACAGAAGTGTTAGGAAAAGTGCAACGGATTAAGAGATTATGAGTGTTGTAGAAGAGGTTGTAAGAAAGAGTATGATTATTAGACCCTCAGGACGGAGCACAGACTTTATTGCTCCGTCTTTTGGTCATGGCTGTTTGTATAACTGTAGTTACTGTTATATGAAGAGGAATAAACCGGAAGGACTAACTGTGGCAACAAATACCACGGATATCCTGACAGAAATAAATTCACATGCATTCTTTGCTACTGTAGACAAACCAAATCAGACAGGAGAGTATATTACATATGATATCTCTTGTAATGAAGACTTTGCTCTGCATGCTAAGTATCATGATTGGAAGACTATCTTTAAGTTCTTTAGAGATCATCCACTTGCTATGGGTTCATTTGCTACTAAGTGTGTTAATAAGGATCTACTAGATTTTAATCCTGAAGGTAAAATCAGAATTAGATTTAGTATAATGCCTGTAGAGTTACAAAGAATACTAGAACCTAATACTGCAGATATATATGACAGACTTTTTGCTGTGAAGCTTTTTCTAAATGCAGGATATGAAGTTCATTTGAACTTTAGTCCTGTCATTGTACATGATAATTGGCTACAGAGCTACATGTCTTTATTTAATCTTATAGACAGAGTAGCAAAATTAAATGGTTGGGCTGATGATAGAGTTAAAGCTGAGGTAATTTTTTTAACACATAATGAAGCAAAACACAAGTACAATGTGGAACATAAAATCCCTGGTGAAGAATTTCTTTGGACTCCTGAGATTCAAGAAGCTAAGATTTCCCAATATGGAGGGAGTAATGTTAGGTATGAGCACAAAAGAAAAGCTCAATACATTGATCAGTTTAGACAGATTCACACTGGAATACTTCCGTGGAATACAATTAGGTACATGTTTTAAGATGGAAAAAGATATTAGAAGAGAAATGGAATCACTCTCTGCACAGATTGCAGAAGAGCATTATAACATTACAGATGGTGTAGATCAGAATCTACATTATCTATGGTATATGTACCATAAAGGTAGTAAAGCAGGTATGTTCCGACCATTTGTATATATGGCAGAACTGCAGTTGCTAAAACACATGGGTTATATAAATGATGTTGAGATAAAAAATATGATACATATGCTTGAGTCTGAAGACCAAGATAATCTTCATATGGTTACATTATCCATCAAGAACTTTAGAAAACTCAGATTAGAAGAGCATGGTGAGTATAGCAAAGTAAACCAAGCATACTGGAAAGTTGCTAAGAACTATGCACATGAGATACTCAACCATGAAATATTCATGCAAACAATGGCAGCTAAATAATGGCAAATGTAATAGTAGATCACATAGTGAAAGCAATGAGATTAGAGTATACAGACATTAAAGTAAACAATCCTAGGATTATTGCAGGTTATGTGATGTACAAATATAAATGCACTCCTTACTTAGCTAAGAAGATTGCTAAACAATTAACATATGACAGAAAGTGATTTAACAAATCTTGGCTTTAACAAAGTGGAAGTCAATGACTTAGAGAGTCAAAATGGATATGATTATTTCTATTACACATTAGAAATATTTGAAAATTTAACCCTTTGTTCAGTAGACAGTGATAGAGTACAAGATGGTAATTGGTATGTTATGAACTTAGATTGGCCTGATAATTTTAGACTTCAGAGTCCCCAAGAATTACTTTCTTTTCTCCAGACTGTAGGCTACCAGAGGGTATAAGTTGTGCTTTTTCAGATAGAAGAGTACTTAGTACAAGAGCAGATGCAGATTCCCAAGCTTCATCAATAGCTTGGGATAGCTGATCAAAAGGCATTTTAGTAGATAAGACTTCACCTGTTCTTAGGTGTATTCTTGCACCAGCATCAGGGTTTCTAGGATTAATGAAGGAAATTCTTGTTATATGAACAACATTTAAGTGTTCAAAGTATGGACCATCAGAGTCTTGAAATTCAATTGGTAGAAACATTATACTATTTGATTACCTTCTATTTTATAATTGTTAACTTGTACTAAGTTACCATTTCTTTTTAGAATAGCAAATCCATGGTTCCATTCATTTATTTCTAAATATTCTGGTGTTAGTTCACATAAGCATCCAAGACTATATCCACGGATAGTTGTAGACTCTCCTGGACCATAAACTCTTTGTGAACTAGAACTAGTTTTGTGAAAGTGATTTATAAGACAATTAGTTTTTAGTCTCATTAGAGCAGTGCGGGCTGGTACTACACCACCTGCACCTGGGATTTTATCTCCATGTTCTATAAGGAAGTCACCAAAGACAACTTTAGATCTAAATGGAATATACTGTACACCATATTCAGCTACATGTAGAAGTACATCTAGTCTGAACTCATCCATGTCTAATAGTTCAGATGCCTTAACTCTAAGGTATCTTTCAAATCTATTTTCATGGTTACCTGGTATAAAGTAAATTGGAATTCCTGGGAATCTGTATCTACAGTATTCAAGAAACTGTCTACCAGCTTCTATTTCTTGTTTGAAATGAACCATTCTTGGATCTTTTTCATGAAATGAGAGCTGATAGAAGTCCAACATGTCACCATTAATGAATAGAGATTCAATGTTCTGTTCTTCCATTTCTGCAAATGCTGCTTCAATAGCATCATTATCTTGATATGGTATGTGCAGGTCTCCAATAACTCCTAGTGTATTGCACCCTGTTGGAAATATAAAAGTATCACGCCTGTTAGCATAAGACTCTGGTAAGAATTTTTCTTTCATAGTAAATTCTACTTTAAGTTCTTTCTGGAATTTTTTATTCTTTAAATCTTTTCTATGTTTTGTACCACATTGTCCACGGTAATACCTAACTTTACTATAGACACTCTCAAGAGACCTAAGAAATGTATTTTCTGAATAGATTTTTCTAGCAAGAGTTTTAGAAGGTGCTTCTGGGAATTTTTCTAGATACTCTAGAATGATTTCAGTATCTTTTTGTGGATGACTTGAGTTTTTTGTTACTGCCATATCTATTAATAATATACTAAAAAATCAGCTTATGTTTACTTCAAAATTAGTGAAACGTGCCGGGAAGTTAGTTTATCCAGATGACAAATCCAAATTAAATTACCAGATTTTTCTTGATAAACTTTCTGAAGGACAGGAAATAGAAGTATTTATGGACCTTTCTTCTAATGATAAATCTGCTGCACAGATTGCTAAAGTGCATGCTTGTATCCGTGAACTGGCAAAGGAATCAGGATATACTTTTAGTGAGATGAAAGTAATTGTAAAGAAACATGCCGGTCTCTGTTTTGATGATGATGGCATGGAATACTGTAAGTCTTTTGGAGACTGTAGTAAGAGTCAGTTAATACTAGCTATTGAAGCTTGTATAGAAATTGGTAAGGAGTTTAATATTAATCTTTCTTAATATCTTTAGGAAGAGTAATTTCTTTTTCTTCAAAAAGATTTTGTTCTTGAGCTACTCTTTCAACTTCAAGAATAGCAAGAGTAACTGTAAAAAAAGATTTTTGCTCTTCAGATAATTCAGAATAAGATTTAGACATAATTTCTTTTATGTATTCTTCTTTTTCTTCTGGTTTATCCCCTTTAATATTTACAAATAAATTATATAGGGTATTTTTAAGCATATAGTAAAATGATTTATTGATTTTAATTTCAACTAATGCATCATCTTTTAATTCTTTTACTGTGGCCATTGTAATTACTTTTAACAAATATACATTAATATGATTGATATTGAAGAATATAAACAAAAAATATTTAATAAACTTGAACCTAGTGGTTGGGGAAGAGTTCTTAAACCATTTATATTTAGTTTAGAATTTGAAAAGATTCTAACTGATTTATACAATATGTCTAATAGTGGGCAAAGATTTACTCCGGTGCTTAAAGACTTATTTAGAGCATTTGAGGAATGTCCTTATGATGATTTAAAAGTTGTAATGGTTGGACAAGATCCTTATCCTACATTAGGTGTAGCAGATGGTATTGCATTTAGTTGTAGTAAGTCTCAAAAAGAACAGCCTTCTTTAAAGTTTATTCTTAATGAAGTTGAAAAATTATACCCAGACGGATATGAAAGACCACTGGATCTATCAAAATGGTCCCGACAGGGTATACTTATGCTTAATACAGCTCTTACAACTGAAGTTGGTAAGATTGGTAAACATTATGAACTATGGGCTCCTTTTGTTGCATATGTATTTGACTATCTCAAAAACTTTTGTCCTGGACTAGTTTATGTTTATATGGGTAAAAAATCTCAAGAGTGGGTAGAGGTATGTGGAGAAAATTGTACTAAATTTATAGTCTCACATCCTGCAAGTGCTGCTTATAATGGTAGTAAATGGGATTCTAAAGGAGTCTTTCAAGATGTACAGACTACTGTTAAACATTTGTATAATTACACAATTCACTGGTAATGCAAGAAGTATTTAATAAACTAATTAAAGCAGGTTTAACACCTAATTCTTTTTATGTATTGTACTGTATGTATAATAAAGTTGTACCTGATAAATCAGTTAATGCTTCTCTAGAAGTTTCTAGATTAAAATCAGGTAATTACCTTACAGAAAATTTGGAATTATCAGGTAATACCCTTAAATTTATACAAGAAATTGAAGGCTATTTCAAGAAATCTAAGAAGAAAACATCTAAAGCCCTTATGGGTGATAGTTTCCTAGAGAACATTAAAACTTATAATGAACTATTTCCAGCAACCAAGTTGCCAAGTGGTGTTTATGCAAGAGTTAATGTAAAGAGTTTAGAAAATGCATTTAGATGGTTCTTTCAGGAATTTGATTATACTTGGGATACAGTTATTCAAGCTACTGAGTTATATGTAGAGGAGTATTCTATAACTAAATACAACTACATGAGAAACTCACAATATTTTATTAGAAAACAGAATACAGATAAAACCTGGGATTCTACTCTAGCAACTTATTGTGATATGATTTTAAGAGATGATTATCAACAAACAGTATTTTTTAAAGAGAATATAGTATGATTAGATTTAAAATGTTTATAGTAGCATGTGTAGGTAGTATTCTATCTTGGCTACTAGTTAAAACAGCTCTAATTGATATGAACTTTCTACAGTTCTTAGCAATTGAGTTTATAGTAGGTTTTTCTCATTATGCATATAATGACATAAAACTTAAACTACAAGAATAAAATCCTTAATTATGGCAGAATTATTTAACGGTGCCCGGGCTCTGAAGCCTGTGAGTGAGAGAGATGCTCTAAGAAAAGCTATCCTTAAGATGAAGGCTAGGAGATCTGGTGAACTCAAATCCCTCAAAAGTTCATGGCCTAAGTTTAATGATGCCTTCTGTGATGGATTGGAATGGAGAACTATCACCGTAGTTGGTGCTAGACCAGGAACAGGTAAGACTTTATTTATGGAACAGTTAATTTCTGATATTATTGAAGAGAATAAAGACCATAAGTTTAGAGTCCTTAAGTTCCAGTTTGAAATGCTTGATGAGACCAATGGTATCAGAAAGCTGAGTCTGAATACAGGTTCTGATTACAATACATTAATGAGCAAGGGTGAACCTGTGGATAAGGATCTATACCTAAGGTGTGTGCAGTATTATGAACAAACAGAAAATACTGATGTCATAGATGTAGTATATGATCCGTGTACTGTTGATGAAATGTGTGCTACTATACATTATTATATGGAAGCACATAAGGATGATGCAGGTAACTACACAAATGCTCTGGTTACTATTGACCACTCAGCTTTACTTAAAGTAGGAAAAGGTCAGAGAGATAAGTTTGAAGTACTATATGCTCTTGGTGAAGCCATGACATATATGAAAAAACACTATCCTGTGGCATTTCTTATATTGAGTCAGTTGAATAGAAATATAGATAATCCGGAGAGATCCAAAGATGGTGACTATGGTAATTATGTATTAGATTCTGATTTATTTGGAGCAGATGCTCTATTACAACATGCTGATGTAGTACTTGGTATTAATAAACCTTCTATCAGAAAGATTAGGTTCTATGGTCCTGAAAGATTTATAGTGAATGATGAAGATCTTCTTGCATTTCACTTCTTAAAATCCAGGAATGGAACAACTAGGTTAAGCTTCTTTAAGCTAGATAGAGAAAACATGAGGATAGTTGAAATAGAAACACCTCCACAAGCAACTAAAATTAAATTATAATTATGACCAGAAAAGAAAAAGAAAAAGAGTTCTTTGCTTATCAAGCTGATAAGTTTAGAAAAGCTCAAATTTCTGATCCTTATTTTGTCCTAAAAACTGCTTTCTTTCAGAAAGGTAAGTATGGCAAACAGGTTCAGTTATTTGAAAGTGAATTAAAGAGAGGTGAGGATGTCTATATTGAATTCATTGATATTGTTAGAGATGAATCTGGTAGAGACAAAAACATTGAACCTGCCTATGATGACAGACCTCTTTTTAAATGTAAATTCAATCCTTATTATTCAGAAGAATATGATGTTAGGGATGGTACAAATACAGCAGGTGAATCATATCAAGCTTATATAGTTCCAATATCTGAATTAATGGTTATTATGCCTGATGGTGAAGAGATTACTTATAATCTTTATGAGAAAAGAAAAGCTGAAGCTCCTAAAGAACAAGTTACTTTATCAGTATTTCCAGATTTTGAAGAACAGTATATTCCAAAACTTAAAGATACTAAAGAAGATTTATCTATTGATGAGTCTGCATCTGATATACTTTTAAGAATAGCTGGAGACTTTCAAAAACTAGCACAAAAATTAAAGTGATATGAGTATAGTACTTCCAACTAAG